ATGATCAACCGACCGACCGACCGATTGGTCGTTCTATTTAACATAATGTAAATTATACTACACGCATATTTGGTAGCAGATTAATATGTCGTTCTGTCGGCTGAGGTGACGTGTAGCTGACCTATCGACCTATCGACCTATAGGTAGCAAGGGTGGTGAGGGGTTGCCTATGAAAAGCTAGAAATCCCCGACCAAAAGTTTGAAAAGCAGACCCCCCCCATCGATTTTTAAATCGTTTTCCTTTTGGCCAGCTCATCGTCAAACCTATATATTACCCACAACTTCCAAATATTTAACAAATAAAAAAAACGAATGATAAATAATTAGTATATTTGCATCATGAGTATACTATTTGAAAACAGATTTTGGTACGGCATTAATTTAGGGTTTGAGTTATTCCAACCAGACGAAATGTTTGACGAGTACCAGTTAGAGATAAACATATTAATATTAAAAATAACAGTGTTATGGCAAAGATGAAAATAGGTAGAACGACCTCTCAAACAACACCCCCTGACAATTATAAAAAGTATCAGTCTGACTCCACTAACTATGTAGATCAGTCTAAATTTTATAAGACCAATAACTTTGACCTTAAGACATTTAGTAATCCTGGAATGGGTAAGCCAAAAAAGGCTTTACCAGCTACAGTTGAAATGTACAACAAGTCATTTAGATCAAAGGGTGAGCCAGTAGCAAAGGACATATACCTTTCTCAATACGGTTCAGATGAAATGTTTATTGAAAAAACAAAAAACAAAGAGTCTCATTCTTTCCCAGGCATTGTATATGACAAGCCAGTAAGACCAACCCCAGTAGTAAAGTCTAAGCCTAAGGATGTAAAGCCGAGCATAACTAAAAATGCAGTGGAGGCTAGTTCTTTGGTTTACGCATCACCTGATTTAACTTTCAAGGCTCAAAAAAAAGAAGACACATCACTTCCTTCATCGATGCCAATTAGAAGGTCAACAGTTACGCCAAATATAAAGCAGAGCCTTCAGGGTTCTTATGAAGGTCCAGCAGCTCCAGAGTATATTCAACCAGGATATAAGCGTGAGAACAGAAAAGGCGGAATGTCTCCTACACTAGCGGCAAAGGTTGTACAAAAGTTGACTGGTTACAACAAAGACTACATGGAGGGCACGAGTGGTAACTTTGGAGAGATAGACAAGTCTAAGGGTTGGGATATTTCAACATCTACTAAAACGGGAATGCCTACAGAAGCTCCTAGGAGAACAGAATTTCAAGGTGCAAGTAGCTTAAGAGACCTTAAGGCACAAAAAAAGTACAATAAGGCCTATGATACTTACTCAAGTATGATGAATAATCCAGCGAATCGTAACACAATTGACTCTCAACTAGAGAAACTTAAAAAATAGTAGCACGATTATTGCTATATTTGTATTAAAATTAAATTAAATGATAGTAAAAGAGATTCACTTTGGCGATGACGGCCAAAAAAAACTAAAGTCTGGCATCAAGAAGATTGCTGGAGCGGTCAAGAGCACCATGGGTGCAAGAGGCAGGACGGTACTAATAGAGTCCGAGAACCACATTGGCGGTATAACTGTTACAAAGGACGGTGTAACGGTCGCTAGGTCTATCAATCTGTACGATCCCACTGAAAATTTAGCTGTAATGATGATGCGACAGGCAGCTGATCGCACTGCTGTTGTTGCTGGAGACGGAACTACAACGGCAATTGTGTTGGCTGAGTCTATAATTGACAACGCTGACAATATTATCGACAGTGCCGACAATATTACAGAGGTGATACGTGAGATATCTGAGATAACGACTAAAATTTGCTCAAGGTTGAGCAAGATGTCCAAGAAATTAAGTGGAAAGAAGCTACTTGACGTTGCCACCATCTCTGCGAATAACGACAGGGAGGTTGGCAAGATGATCGCTGACACATTTGGCAAGGTAAACGTTGTTACTGTCGAGAACAGTCAGACTCCAAGCACACACGTAGAGATAATCAGTGGAATGAAGATAGATCGGGGGTTCTCTTCTAAGTACTTCATCACTGATCAAAAAAAGCAGGAGTGTGTACTTGACAATCCGTATGTATTGATCACGGACCACGAGATATCCAACATACTAAACATAGAGAAGGTTATCGCTCACGTGATATCATCAAATAAGTCGTTACTAATTATAGGTCAGCTGAGTGCATCTGCACTAAACACGTTAAACTTGAACGTTGCACAGGGCAAGATAAAGGCATGTAACATAATCCCACCATCATTTGGATATAGGAGCAAGGACCTATTGTTTGACTTATCTGTTTCTTTGGGCGGAACATACTTCTCTGAGGACACTGGTGACGATCTATCTGTTATTGAGGTTGAGGACCTTGGCCGTGCTTCTAGGGTTATTGTCAACAAGGACATGACCTTATTTATGCCGTTACCAGCTATGACTGATGCGATAGACAAGAACATTCAGGTGTTAAAGGAATCAATTGCTGAGACTACAGACGTTAACGAGGTAAACTTTATCAATGAGAGAATCGCAAACATGTCTGGTGGAATTGGTATCATATATGTTGGTGCACTTAGCGACATTGAGCAAAAAGAAAAGAAGGACCGTATTGACGATGCTGTGTGTGCTGTTAAGGCTGCACTAGAGGACGGCATACTTCCTGGAGGAGGTGTTGCATTGATAGATGCATTTGACCTTGAGTTTCCAGATGTAAGTACCACTGCTGAAAAGATAATGCTAAACGCTGTTGCGTCTCCATTCAAGCAGATCGTGTTGAACTCTGGTAAGAATCCTGACTTAATTTTGGAAGACATGCCAATCGGTAGGAACTTTGGGTATGACGTGAAGAACGAGTGCTACGGTGACATGATCGGTATGGGTATTATTGATCCAACTAAGGTTACAAGAAACGCATTGATGAATGCTGTATCTGTTGCAACCACAATAATGAGTACAGACGCAATAATAACAAACATAAGAGACTATGAAGGTTCTAAATAGATTTATATTAATAGAGAGGGTATTTGAGCAGAGAGAATCCAAGAGTGGATTAATACTCAGCGGTGACGACTCTAAGGACATGCGTTACCACAAGGCAACAGTCATTGAGACTGGCGTGAATATAGATGGAATATCTAGTGGTGACGTTATACTATTTGACAAGGTATCTGGGCACGATGTGCTTATAGGCGACCAAAGGATGTCGGTGATTCAGGAGAAGGACGTTGTTTGCGTTCTTTAAGTTTATTATTGAATCTTTTGACGGCTATTGCCACTGTTTTTTGTGAAAAGGTGGCTGTCTGATTATAGATCCGTAGGTTTGTCTCAGGGAACATGTCTATACCGAGCAGCTTTTTATGCATCCCAGACACCATCTTTTTAGCCATTGGTGACAGCTCGAATAGTTCAGCCTCACCAAATCCCTTTGTCCTCCACTTTGATATGAATCCATATCTATACAGCCTGTTGAATCTGTCCTTGTCCCATGGCATGAAGTTGGCGTACTCTCTAAATGTTGTCCTGTTGAATAGGTGCTCACCATATAGGTAGAGTATCATCTCAAGGTCGTTGACTTTTTTTATGTCGTACTCGTACATTGTAAACTTTCGTACTAGACCCCAATTCTTAAGGAAGTCATGCTTAACCTCTGACCTAACTACGATTTCTTTTTTTTGTTTTCTTATTCTTCTTTGAATCATTTTGATTATATTTGCATTATAGTATCAAAGATATAAAATAAACCTTTAAAAAACAAAAGATATGCCATTTGATGACAAAAAAAAAATCAGTAGATTAAAAGAGAAAGAAGCTAAACTTGTGAGCAAGGGTTACAAGGCTGTAGACGAAGGTAGAGACAAGAAGGCTGATAGAATATTAGGAAGAGCAGCGAACCTTGAGAATCGTATAATTACTTTAGAAGAAAAAGACAATATGCCAATGAAGAATTCTGCTATTGATATATTTAACAAGAAGCGTTACGATATCTCTAGAGAATTTGACGGACAAGAGGTACCTGGTACACTAACTGTTAGACCTACTATTTTTGGTGGCACTGTTGAGACTGAGAGGTTTAATATGCCTGGAGGCGGAACAAGTATGTCAAGAACTAGAATGAACGATAAGGGACAACCTGTTAGAAGAGTTGTAAAAGATAAAAAAATAAATTAATAAATGAAAGACCCTCGATTAGAGCGAGCTGGAGTCGAAGGTTTTAATAAGCCTAAGAAAACACCAAGTCACCCAACCAAGAGCCATATCGTGGTTGCTAAGTCGGGTGATCAGGTAAAGCTCATTCGTTTTGGTCAGCAGGGAGTAAAGACTAATCAGACGGCTGGTCAGCGTGAGGCGTTTAAGAGCCGTCATGCAAAGAACATTGCTAAGGGCAATATGAGTGCTGCATATTGGGCAGACAAGGTTAAGTGGTCACCAAGTGACACAAAGAGCCCTAGCAAAAAATGGATTAAGGGATGATAAACATAGTTGATAATTTCTTAGATGATTTAACGTATATATCAACTTACAATAAGTTATTAGAGAATGATTTTGAGGAGGTAGTTGTTGGAGACAAAAGTTTTTGGGTACAGTTTAGCACTCCAGAGTTTGACAAGACTGTCCTTGACAAAGTTAGTTCGATAGAGGGTGTAGAAAGAAATTCTGTACTCAGTTTTTTTAGGGTGGCTACAGATGAGTTAGACACCGACTGGAGAATCCACGCTGACTCTATAATAAATGGTGAGAGACCAACTAGAGCACTTGTTTTAAATATTTCACCAAGCAAAATGACTGGACTACACGGCACCGCATTTTGGAGCCACAGAGAGTATGGTGATAGCCTACACGATGGGGTATCGTTTGAAGATTTTGACGGAATGCTTTTAAATCACTCAAATGATTTGTCTAAGTGGGAATTACAGTCTGTAGTTGGATATAAGATTAATAGGGCAGTGTGCTATCCATGCAATTACTTCCACAGCAAGTACCCGAATATCGGATGGGCAGGTGGAAGAATGGTTTATGTAATGTTTTATAAATAAATAATATATGTTAATACTAAAAAATAAAGGTTTTGGTGACACGATTGCATCAATAGCAAAGGCAACTGGTTTAGACAAACTAGTTGGAGAGGACTGTGGCTGTCCAGAGAGACAGGAAATGTTAAATAATCCAGATTTACTAATAAACAAAATATTTTATGGGACAAAGCAAAACATCGAAGTACTACGAGAAGAACCCGAAGGCAGCGGAGAAGCATAGGGAGTACCAGAGAGAACTAAACAAGAAGGAAGAGCAGATTAAGTACCGATCAGAACACGTCAAGGAACGTAGGAGGCTTGGTATTGACGGCAAGGGCGGTCCTGATGTAAGTAAGAAAAAAAATGGTACCTTTGTAAAGGAAAGCCCATCGATAAACAGAGCTCGAAATGGGGCAAATGGAAAAAGTACTAAAAAATAAATAGACATGGCAAATTTAAAATTACAAACTAGTGTAGCAGCGGCCGTTACACCAAGCAATACGGTAAACATACCATACCCTGGAGACAATACTGCATCACCAAATACTTCAGCGTGGCCTTGTGTCCTTTATGTAGGTGGGGCAGGAAATTTAACCGTTCTTACTGCTGGCGGTAATACCGTTACATTGGTTGGAGTTGCGGCAGGAACTTTTATTCCTATTCAGGTTGTTAGAGTTTTAACAAGTACAACAGCTACAAATATTTTAGCTCTTTGGTAATAATGAAGTACTTAGTTATATTACTTTTATTATTGTCGTCATGCTCCTTAGAAAAAAGGCTGGCGAAGTATTGCCCACTTTGTGTGCAAAAAGATAGTACAGTAACTATAATACAGCTTAAGGATACAACCATAACAATCCCTGGTGAAACAATAACGCTAATGGACACACTTTATTGTGATTCGCTTGGTAATGTTATATCTAAACTGAACGGAGACCTTAGAGACAAGGACGGTAAACTAATAAGTCTACAGACAAAACTACAAGACAACATATACACATCTAAGGCTAAAGTCCAGACAATATATAGGACGATTAAGGGCAATGATGTGTACCACACTAAGGTGGTAACTAAAACATTAAAACCAGAAAAAATTAAGTATATACCATGGTGGGTTAATTTCTTTGCTGTGTTAGGGGTAATACTATTTATATATATATTATATAGATTGATTAAATTATATTTACTTAAAGGTTTTTAACCATGCAGATAGGCATAAACATAGCTGTAAAGGGAACAAGAACATCAGGTCCATCAGGTGCACCTGTTAATACTGTAGCACCTGTAATTAGTGGTTCAACAACACTTGGTAGTGTACTCACTACTACAAATGGTACATGGACCAACTCACCTACTAGCTATACCTATCAATGGAAGAGGGGAGCTACTAATATAGGTACTAATTCATCAACATATACTTTAGTAGCAGCAGACTCATTAGCAGCAATTACTTGTGTAGTTACAGCTACTAATTTAGCAGGCTCAACACCTGCAACAAGTAACACAATTACAGCAGGTAATTATGCACCTGCTAACACAGCTGCCCCTGTAATATCAGGTTCAACTGCGTTAGGTGGTGTGCTTACATCTACTATCGGTGGATGGACTAATTCTCCTACTAGCTTTGTGTACCAATGGAAGCGAGGAGCTACTAACATTGGAACTAATGCCAATACTTATACTTTAGTAGCTGCTGATTCAGCAGCGGCAATTACTTGTGTGGTTACTGCTACTAATGCATCAGGCTCAACACCTGCTACATCTAACACAATTACTGCACAAACATATTCATCACCTGTTAATACAGTTGCCCCTGTAATAAGTGGTTCAACAACATTTGGTAGTGTTCTTAGTTCAACAACAGGGACTTTTACAGGTAATCCAACACCTACTTATGCATACCAATGGAAGCGAGGAGCAACTAACATTGGCACTAACTCATCAACATATACTTTAGTAGCTGCTGACTCAACTGCATCAATCACTTGCGTAGTTACGGCCACTAATGCTTTGGGTAGTGCTAATTCAACAAGTAACACAATTACAGCAGACAATTACGCACCTGTTAATACTGTAGCCCCTGTAATATCAGGTTCAACTGCGTTAGGTGGTGTGTTGTCATCAACAACGGGGACTTGGAATGGAATACCTACGATTACTTATGCTTATCAATGGAGAAGGGGTTCAACAGATATACCAAGTGCAACATCTTCTAACTATACTTTAGTAGCCGCAGATTCAGCACAAAACATAACTTGCAGAGTAACTGCAACGAATTCAGTAGGTTCAGGTAATGTAATATCTAATACAATTACTGCACAAACATATTCGTCACCTGTTAACGCGGCTGCACCTGTAATATCAGGAAGTAATGCTTTAGGTAGCACATTGTCATCAACAACAGGGACATGGTCAGGTAATCCATCGCCTACTTATGGTTATCAATGGAATCGAAACGGCTCACCTATACCAAGTGCAACATCTTCTACTTATATATTAGTAGTTGCAGATTCAAGTGCAGCAATCACTTGCGTGGTTACAGCTACAAATACTTTAGGAAGTTCAAGTGCTACATCTAATACAATTACAGCACAAACATATACAGCGCCTGCTAACACAGTTGCACCTGTAATTAGTGGTACAACTACTTTAGGTAGCACATTAACATCAACAACAGGGACTTTTACAGGCAATCCAACACCTACTTATGCATACCAATGGAGAAGAAACGGCTCGCCAATACCAAGTGCTACATCCTCTACTTATGTGTTGGTTTCAGCAGACTCAGCGGCAGCAATTACTTGTGTGGTTACAGCTACGAATGCATTGGGCAGTTCAAGTGCAACGTCTAATACAATTACAGCAAATACTTACGCTGCACCTGTAAATTCCTCACCACCTTTTATTAGTGGTACAACTACAATAGGCAGTGTGCTTACATCTACTTTTGGGGGTTGGCTTAACTCACCTACTAGTTATGCCTTCCAATGGAATCGAAACGGCTCGCCAATACCAAGTGCCACAACATCAACTTATACATTAGTTCAAGCAGACTCGGCAAGTGCAATTACTTGTGTGGTTACTGCTACAAATGCATTTGGCTCAACACCATCAACATCTAACACACTAACTACACCAACATATGCTGCTGCATTCACATCAACGTGGGCTGTAACAGCAGGAGAAACTATTACGTTGCCTTATGAGGCAGCAGGTACATATTCGGGTACTATTGATTGGGGTGATTCAAGTACATCTACTAACAGCTATGCAAATAGAACACATACCTATGTAGGTGCAGGAACATACACTATTTCAATTACAGGAGTAACTACAGGTTTCAGATTTGCAAATACAGGAAGTAGACTTAACATTAGAACCATTACAAATTGGGGAACTTTGAGGTTAGGGAATAGTAATGCTTATTTTCAGGGTTGTTCAAACTTAACTTTAACTACAGTTGTAGGGACATTAGACTTGACAGGTACAACAGATTTTTTTCAGATTTTTGGTAGTTGTGGTTCACTTACAACAATAAACGGTATTAATTCTTGGAGCACAGGCGCAGTTACAAATATGCTTCAAATGTTTTATTCTTGCGGTAACTTTAATCAAGAATTGTCATTCAACACAGCAGCAGTTACTAATATGACAGGTATGTTTCAATTTTGCAGTAGCTTTAATTCTTCATTAACATTTAATACAGCACTAGTAAATAGTATGAGCTTTATGTTTTTTCAAGCTAGTCAATTTAATACTCCACCAACATTTTCAAGCACAGCAGCAGTAACTACTATGCAAAGTATGTTTAGAGACTGTTCTAACTTTAATAAAGCATTGTCACTTGACACAGGAGCAGTTACAAATATGTATCAAATGTTTAGTGGAGCAACAGCATTTAATCAAGACATATCAGGATGGAATACAATTTCAGTAACTAGTATGGGTAATATGTTTAGTGGAGCAACAGCATTTAATCAAAACTTAGGTTCGTGGAATGTGGCTAATGTTACAGACTTTGCAGGCTTTATGGCTACCAAAACAAAAGTAACATTCTCTGCCGCTAATTTATCTGCTATTTATAATGGTTGGAGTGCAAGTGGAGTGTCCCCAAGCATTGCTATAAGTTTTGGTACTGCTGAATACACATCAGCAGGAGCAGCAGGAAAAGCAGTATTAGTAGCAGCACCAAACAATTGGACAATAACAGATGGAGGGGAGGAACCTACTGCATTTACATCAACGTGGCTTGTAACAGCAGGGGAAACTATAACCTTACCTTACGAAGCAGCAGGTACATACTCAGGAACAATTAATTGGGGTGACAGCACGACAAGTGTAAATAGTTATGCTAATAGAACACATACTTATGCAACAGCAGGTACTAAAACTATTTCAATTACAGGAGTAACTACAGGCTTTAGATTTGCAAATACAGGAAGTAGACTTAATATCAGAACCATTACTAATTGGGGTACTTTGAGGTTAGGGAATAGTAATTCTTATTTTCATGGTTGTTCAAACTTAACTTTAACTACAGTTGCGGGGACACTAGACTTAACAGGCACAACGAATTTCTTTCAGATGTTTAGTGGTTGTAGTTCACTTACAACTGTTAATGGTATTAATTCTTGGAGTACAGGAGCAGTTAATGATATGTCTAGCATGTTTCAAAGTTGCAGTAACTTTAACCAAGCATTATCATTTAACACAGCAGCAGTAACTAGTATGAATGGTATGTTTCTTGCTTGCACTATATTTAATAGTGCAATAACATTTAATACAGCATCAGTTACAAATATGAATAATATGTTTTTTGCTTGTAATGCATTTAATCAGCCATTAAATTTTAATACAGGAGCAGTTACTAATATGAGTCAAATGTTTATAAATTGTTTTCCATTAAATAGTGCAATAACATTTTCAAGTACAGCATTAGTTACTAATATGAGTGGTATGTTTCAAGGTTGCAGTAACTTCAATCAAGCAATAAATTTTAACACAGTAGCAGTTACAAATATGTCATCTATGTTTAATAGTTGTTTTAACTTCAATCAACCATTATCATTTAACACAGTAGCAGTTACAAATATGTCATCTATGTTTAATAGTTGTTTTAACTTCAATCAACCATTATCATTTAACACAGTAGCAGTTACAAATATGTCATCTATGTTTCAAAGTTGCAGTAACTTCAATCAACCATTATCATTTAATACAGCAGCAGTTACTAATATGGGTAGTATGTTTAATGGTGCAGCAGCATTTAATCAAAACATAGGTTCGTGGAATACAGCATTGGTTACAAGTATGAGTAGTATGTTTAATGGTGCAACAGCATTTAATCAAAATTTAGGTTCGTGGAGCGTGGCTAATGTTGCAAACTTTACAAGTTTTATGGGAGATAAAACCCCTACAACATTTTCAACTACCAACTTAAATGCAATATATAATGGATGGGTAAATGTTCAATCAAGTAAAACAATATCATTTGGCACAGCAAAATATTCAGCAGCAGGAACTGCAGGAAGAAATTATTTAACAGGGACTAAATTATGGACAATAACAGATGGAGGGGAGGAATCTGCTGTATTCACATCAACATGGCTTGTAACAGCAGGGGAAACTATTACGTTGCCTTATGAAGCAGCGGGTACATATTCAGGAACAATAGATTGGGGAGATTCAAGCACATCTACTAACAGTTATGCAAATAGAACACACACCTACGCAACAGCAGGTACCAAAACTATTTCAATCACAGGAGTAACTACAGGTTTTAGATTTAACAATACAGGAAGTAAAGCGAATATCAGAACCATTACCAATTGGGGTACTTTAAAATTAGGGAATAGTGGCAGTTATTTCTTTGGTTGTACAAACTTAACTTTAACTACAGTTACAGGAACACTAGACTTGACGGGTACAACAAATTTTAATGGAGTATTTGGTGATTGTTTTGCACTTACAACTGTTAATGGAATGAATTCTTGGGATACAAGTGCAGTGACATCTATGGGTAATATGTTTTTTAGTTGTGGTCAATTCAATCAAAACATAGGTTCTTGGAATGTAGCGGCAGTTCAATCTATGAGTGCTATGTTTTTTGGTTGTGGTGTATTTAATCAAAACATAAGTTCTTGGAACACAGGAGCAGTTCAAAATATGCAACAAATGTTTTTTGGACTTAATCAATTCAATCAAAACATAGGTTCTTGGAATGTAACAAATGTTACAAATATGCAACAAATGTTTTTTGCAAGTCCTGCATTTAATCAAAATTTAGGTTCTTGGAATGTGGCTAATGTTGCAAACTTTACAAGTTTTATGGGAGATAAAACACCTGCAACATTCTCAACTACCAACTTAAATGCAATATATAATGGATGGGTAAATGTTCAATCAAGTAAAACAATATCATTTGGCACAGCAAAATATTCAGCAGCAGGAGTTGCAGGAAGAAATTATTTAACAACAACAAAATTATGGACAATAACAGATGGAGGGCTTTAATATGAGATACTATATAGTTTACAACAATGACAAAGTAATATTCTACTATGACGAATTAGTAGAAGACCAATTCTTGGCAACAGGACTTGAAGAAACATTTATAACTGAAGATAAGCAGGAGTGGATAGATAAGTTAAAGAATGATTTTAACGTTGATTACACGGAAGAAGAAATTCCTCCTGTGCCTACGGAAGAACTAATATGAGAACACAACTATCTTTATTAATAATGTCTGTCCAATCACAGCTATTGACACTTATATCTATATGCCTTGCATTTTTTATACCAATATCTGGTATACTGCTAATGATTGGAGTACTTATTATCTTTGATACTGTTGCTGGAATATGGAAGGCCAAGAAGCTAGGAGAGAAGATTACATCTAGAAGATTATCTGCTATTATAAGTAAGTTAGCATTATACGAATTAACGGTAATAATGTTTTTTCTTATTGATAGATTTATTCTCAATGATATCATACTCACTTTTTTCAGTGTACCATTTATGTTGACAAAGGTGGTTGCACTAGTGTTATCCAGCATCGAGGTGATGTCTATCAATGAGTCATACAAGCAAGTCTACAATCTGGACCTGTGGCAGTCAATGAAGCTACTATTTGCAAGAGCAAAGGATATCAAAGACGATATAAATAAAATTAAATGACAACACAACAGGTAACAAAAAAATATGGTGCAGCTAACATCACAGGTGCAGGATACTTAGTGAAAATTAAGCTACCATATCCAATGCGTATTGCTTGGGACTTAGACAGCTCAGTAAATTCTATGATGTGTCATAAGTTAGTAGCTGATAATTTCATAGCTGTATTTAATGAGCTTCTAGCTACCTATGGCTATGATAAGATTAAGGAGCTAGGAATAGACTTATTTGGCGGCTGTTTTAACTACAGGAAGATGAGGGGAGGAAACGCTTTGTCTATGCATTCATGGGCAATTGCAATAGACTTAGATCCTGCAAGAAACTTACTTAAGGAGTCATCTAAGACTGCAAGATTCGCTAGGCCTGAATACAAGCAGATGATAGATATATTCTACAAGCATGGCTTTATATCTTTAGGTCGTGAAAAGAACTACGACTACATGCACTTTGAGATAAAAGAGTAATAAAAAAATATGTAACTTTGTAATAATGAAAAAGCAATTAGAATCTAGTAAAAGAATAGTGCGATTTGTTAGTCGCCCAGGTGTTCATGCTAAGAGCAAGACATCAAAGTTAAAGACATCAAGAAATTATAAAAAAAAATATAAAGGACAAGGGAAATGAAAATAAATAGCTATAACAATTCAACGCCAACAACAAGTACTACATTAATTGGATCAAACAGTACGGGAGAGACATTTAATTTTACTGTTCAATCAGTCTTTGATTTAATATACAGTGGTGTATTAAATGTTAATCCTTCAGTTGTTGCAACAAATTCATTAACATCTGCTACAATTACTAGCACAAACACATACTTTACTGGCACAGTTGCTGGAGCTAGTTTTGCAATAACTTTTCCAGCTGCAAATTCCAACTTAAATGGAATAAAGTACACAGTAATGTCCACAATTGCAAGACCTACTACAACATGGATATCTACTGGTGCTACCTTTGTTGGTGCACCTGCTGCATTAGTAGCAAATACCCCAGTATGTTTTCAGTACAATCACTCTGATCTTAAGTGGTATATATCATTATAATTAGTATATTTGCATAATAAATTTAATAAAATGAAAAAAATAAAAAAAGAGGAGCTCTCTAAGTTAGTTGAGCTTAACACAAACTTTCGGGAATTAAAGTTCCAGTTGGCAGACATTGAGGTTACCTTCAATAGACTAAAAAGCCAAAAAATCGCTACACTTTCAAATCTTGAAACAGCCGCCTTTGATCTATCGTCTTATCAGGATGAGATAATTAAGGAGTATGGAGACATTAAAGTAAATCTACAGACAGGTGAATATAATTAGAAAAGTGTCTATTGGCCCTGACTACATGAAGTGCATGCACTATATGTTAGGGCAAGAAGTTCTTGATAGAACTTGGGTAATAGATTCCATACTAAAGGATGACTCTGGATCAATATCTATATGGATAATCAAATCTGGAGAAATAATTAAGTGGAAAACTTTTTCTAGTAACGTTCCAACATCAATAGAGTTTAAAATAGATTTTTAATGAAGTCACCATACTGTTTTATCATCAAGCCAGTTGATGGAAAGCGGTACGATAATATAAGAACTTACGGAGGTAAGCCATTTGTCATAAGCTCATCACAGGAGGACCACAAATCTACAAATAGGTTTGCTGAGGTAATATGCACACCAATGTACTACACTGGACCAATAATGCCAGGGGACATAGTGGTTGTTCATCACAACACATTTAAGTTTTACTACGACATGAAGGGCAGACAAAAGAGTAGTTGGAACTACTTGTTTGACGACTTCTTTATTGTTCAGGACGATCAACTGTACCTTTACAAGTCAGGTGAATCTGATTGGATGGCACCGTCACCATTTTGTTTTGTGAAGCCAATCCCATCAGAAGATAAGGTGTTCTCATCTTTGGGTAGTCTTGAGGAATTATGGGGTGAACTAATCTTTACCAATAATGAATTAGAGGGCGTATCTGTTGGAGATGTAGTTTCATTTACTCCAGACAGCGAGTATGAGTTTAAGATAAACGGTGATTTAGTTTACAGAATGTACAACAGGAACATATGTCTAAAAAAATAGAGATACTTGAGGCTGGTAAGAAGGCTATTGACGAGCTTATTAAGGTTCTGATGGAGCCAATCATTACTCATGCTGAGGATGACCTTACCGCTGATAAATTAAAAAATGCAGCCTCTGCTAAAAAGTTAGCCTTTGACGATGCACTATCTATGCTACATAAGATTGAGGAGGAGGAGAACAAAGATAAGAATGTAGACATCGTTAAGATTGATCATGGAAGGCAAGGATTTGCCGAAGGAAGAGCTAAGAATGGAAAATAACTTATACAGGGTTGTTTTAGATCAAGTTCCTAAAAGTGTTGTAACTAATAGGAATAAAAAGAAAGCATGGGCTTACGGATACAGCAGTGACTATGACTTTGTTGTAATATCTAAGGACGGGACTATAGGTGATATATACGAAATAGGAGGACTAAAGGTTGCACTTCCAAGTACCCCAACCAAGGTAGACAACTTTAACAATGTTTGGACTCCAAAAGAATACCCTGAAGAACTACAAAAAATAAAAACTATTTTTGATTGGAATAGGAGAGACAATGTTTTTAAGTCACGGTATATAGACTTAGTCGAGGGCGAGTTTGACAAGAGGGAGTATGGCTATTGGTTTATGAATAATAACACCCCTACCTACGTAACTGGCAGTCATTACATGTACTTACAGTGGACAAAGATAGACGTTGGGCTTCCTGATTTTCGTGAGTCAAACAGGATATTTTATATTTTCTGGGAGGCTTGCAAGGCTGATGCCAGATCTTTTGGTATGTGCTACCTAAAGAACAGACGTTCTGGATTTTCTTTTATGAGCTCGTCTGAGTCTTGTAGCACTGGAACAATAGTGCGTGACTCTAGAATTGGTATACTATCTAAGACAGGTTCTGACGCAAAAAAAATGTTTACAGATAAGGTTGTTCCGATAATACGTAACTACCCATTTTTTTTCAAGCCAATACAAGACGGTATGGACAATCCAAAGACCGAGCTTGCATTTAGAGTTCCAGCCTCAAAGATTACAAGAAGGAACATGGACGATGAAAAGACTGAAGAGATTGATGGTCTTGATACTACGATTGACTGGAAGAACACAGCTGACAATAGTTATGACGGTGAAAAATTACTATTGCTAGTTCATGATGAATCTGGAAAGTGGGAGAAGCCTGAAAACATTTTAAACAATTGGCGTGTAACAAAGACCTGTCTTAGGTTGGGATCAAAGATTGTTGGTAAGTGCATGATGGGCTCAACGTCAAATGCATTGTCTAAGGGTGGTGATAATTTTAAGAAACTATTTAACGATAGTAACCCTGCATCACGATCTGCCAATGGTCAAACCAAGCAGGGATTGTATTCTTTATTTATACCAATGGAATGGAATATTGAGGGGTACATTGATAGGTACGGATGGCCAGTCTTTGAAGATCCCAAAACACCAGTTATTGGAATGGACGGAGAAAAAATAACTAACGGTGTTATTACTTGGTGGACAAACGAGGTTACTGCATTAAAGTCTGATGCTGACGCACTAAATGAATTTTATCGTCAGTTTCCAAGGACTGAGTCTCATGCATTTAGGGATGAGTCAAAGCAGTCATTATTTAACTTGACAAAGATATACCAGCAGATCGACTATAACGACTCACTAATAAAGGATAGAGTCTTAACTAGGGGTTACTTCCACTGGAAGGACGGTAAGCCAGACACAACTGTTGTATGGACTCCAGATCAGAAGGGTAGATTTCTTGTGTCATGGATACCAGAGCAGAACAAAAGAAACAACGTAATAGATAGGAAGGGTTTAAAGTATCCTGGAAATGAAAACATTGGATCGTTTGGGTGTGACCCGTATGACATATCTGGTGTCGTAGGTGGTGGTGGATCGAATGGTGCCCTTCATGGAATGACTAAGTTTCACATGGAAAACGCACCAACAAATGAATTTTTTTTAGAGTATATAGCACGGCCTCAGACAGCGGAGATATTCTTTGAGGATGTTCTTATGGCATGTGTATTTTATGGTATGCCAATACTAATTGAGAACAATAAGCAAAGGCTACTGTATCACTTTAAAAATAGAGGCTACAGACCATTCTCAATTAATCGTCCAGACAAACACTACAGCAAGCTCTCTAAGACAGAGATAGAGCTCGGTGGGATACCTAACTCATCTGAGGACGTAAAACAAGCTCATGCGGCAGCTATTGGCTCTTACATTGAAGAGTACGTGGGCATGGATACTGAGGGTACGTACCGTGACCAAGATTCTATGGGGTCGATGTATTTTACAAAGACTCTTGAAGACTGGGCTAGGTTTGATATAAACAACAGAACAAAGCACGATGCCTCAATTAGTTCTGGTCTTGCAATTATGTCTACAAAAAAGTACATCGTTAATCAAGAGAAAACAAATACAAAAATAAGTATTAAATTTGCAAGATACGATAATACAGGCAACCGAAGCGAAATAAAAAAATAATGGATAAACCATCAGTTTTAATACAACAACGATCATTCCCAAATCAGAACGCAACCGATGAAGAAAAAGCAACAATTGAATATGGCTTAAAGGTAGCAAAGGCGATTGAGGGAGAGTGGTTTAAAAAAAATACAAATAGTTGTAGGTTCTACAATCAATGGGGTAATTATCATTCACTTAGATTATACGCTAGGGGTGAACAACCAACTCAAAAATATAAAAACGAGTTATCTATAGATGGAGACCTGTCTCACTTAAACCTTGACTGGTCGCCAATACCTATTATTCCGAAGTTTGTTGACATTGTTGTCAACGGAATGTCTGACAGACTATTTACAATTAAGGCTGAGGCTCAGGATGTTATGTCTGCTGAACACAAGAACATGTTTCAGGACATGATCGAGTCAGACATGATCGCAAAAGACTTCCTTAATCTAACTAAGTCTGAGTTTGGAGTTGATGCATTTAATGTTGACCCAAATGAATTACCAGAAAACGATGAGGAATTATCGTTGTACATGCAACTTAAGTATAAGCCTAGCATTGAAATTGCGGAAGAAATGGCGATAGATACTATACTTAAGATGAATGAGTATTCAGAAACAAGAAGCCTTATTGACTACGACATGACTACTATTGGTCTTGGCGTAGTAAAGCATTCATTTTTGATTAATGATGGCGTAAACGTTGAGTATGTAGACCCTGCTAATTGGATACATAGCTACACTGAAAGACCTGATTTTTCTGACTGTTATTATTTCGGAGAGGTAAAGATGGTTCACTATACCGAACTAAGAAAGATCAATCCAAACTTAACAGATGAAGAATTAACTGAGATAAGAAACGCTAGTTCTGCTTGGTATGATTATTTTCCAATAATAAAAACGTATCAGGACGATGCTTTTTTAAATGAAGTCGTAACACTTCTTTATGTTAACTACAAGACAGACATGAAGTTTGTTTGGAAGAAAAAAATATTAGAGAACGGTGGCGAAAAGGTAATAAGAAAAGATTCATCATTTAATCCTCCAGTTGAGGAAGGGATGATGTACGAGAAGATAGAGTCTGTTAAGGATGTGTGGTACGATGGTATATTAGTTGGTGGGTCTAACAAGATGATAAAGTGGGAGATGATGAAAAACATGGTCCGACCAAAGTCAGCTTCACAGAACGCAATGCCTAATTATATCGCATACGCACCTAGAATGTACAAAGGAAATGTTGAGTCTCTTGTTAAGAGAATGATACCATTTGCAGATCAGATACAACTAACACACCTTAAGTTACAACAGGTAATGGCTAGAATTGTTCCAGATGGAGTCTTTATTGACGCTGACGGAATAAATGAAGTTGACTTGGGTACAGGTGCAGCATACAATCCAGAAGATGCATTAAAGATGTACTTCCAAACTGGTAGTGTAATAGGAAGAAGTTATACGCAGGATGGTGATTTCAATAATGCTAGAATCCCTATTCAGGAGTTAAATACAAATAGTGGTCAGTCTAAGATGGCTGCACTTATTGGTAACTACAATCATAACTTAAGCATGATTCGTGACGTTACTGGAATAAATGAGGCTAGGGATGGGTCAACACCTAATCCAGATGCACTAGTTGGAATACAGAAGATGGCAGCATTAAGTTCCAATACCGCAACAAGACACATACTAGAGGCTGGTCTATCTATAACAAAAAGATTGGCAACGTGTATATCATTAAGAATTGGTGACATACTTGAGTACTCTGACTTTGTTGAGGAGTTCTCTATGCAGATAGGAAAGTATAACGTTGGAATTCTTGATGAGATAAAGGAATTATATCTACATGACTTTGGAATATTTATAGAGATATCTCCAGACGAAGAACAAAAACTAAACCTAGAGAAGAACATACAGATTGCACTACAGCAGCAAACAATTGACTTAGAAGATGCTATTGACATTAGAATGATCAATAACATGAAGCTAGCAAATGAGATGCTTAAGGTTAAGCGTAGAAAAAGAATGGAAGCACAGCAGAAGCAGAAACAAGAAGAGATGCAGATGCAAAGCCAGATGAACATGCAGTCACAACAAATGGCAGCAGAACAGAAGGCACAGCTATTCCAGATTGAGGCACAAGCTAAGATGCAATTAAAAGAGGCTGAGGCAAACTATGCTATAAAAACAATGCAGGCTGAGGTTGAAGCTAAGAGAAGCTTGATGGAGTTAGAATTTCAGTATAACATGCAACTAAAAGGAATTGAGGTTGATGGTATGTTGAATAGAGACAAAGATAAAGAGAAGGCTAAGGATAAAAGAGTTGATCTTCAAGCCACTAGACAGTCTGAATTGATTAACCAAAGAAAAAATAACTTACCTCCAATGAACTTTGAGAGCACTGAAGATTCGTTGGATGGATTTGATTTAGAATCCTTTAATCCTAGATAAATTTAGGTTGTGTACCATTAAAAAGTACATATAAAATAAATTGTAACTTTGTAAAATATTAAATTAAATAAAATGGAAGGTGAATTTAAAGTAAGAGCTGTTGAGTTTGAAGAAAAGTCAGCAGTTGAGATTGAAGAAAAATTGCTCAAGGAACACGAAGAGAAATTTAATCCTAAAAGTGAACCAGAAGAGCAAGTGAATATTGCAGAAGTTCCTGAAACAGATATTGATGAAAATAAAATCATATCTTACTTAGGAAAAAGATACAACAAGGAGATATCATCTCTTGATGATATATGGGAACAGAGACAGGTAAATGAAGAACTACCTGAAGACGTTTCAGCATTCTTGAAGTATAAAAAAGAAACAGGTCGAGGGATAAATGATTTTATGAATCTTAGTAAAGATTATGATTCAATGGACCAAGACACTTTGCTTTTTGATTTTTATAAAGAACAAAACAAGGAGCTAGACTCTGATGATGTTCGTTGGGAGATTCAAAACAAGTTCTCTTTTGATGAGGACTTTGATGATGAAAAAGATGTAAAAAGAAAACAAGTAGCAAAGAAAAAAGAGCTTGCCAAAGCTAAAGAGTATTTTAACAACTTAAAAGAACAGTACAAAGTTCCACTTGAGTCAGGTGATTCTTTTGTTCCACAAGAAGAAAAAGATGCTTATAAAGCTTACAAGGAATATAGAGAAACCACAACTGCAAGCGAGCAGGATCAGGAGCGTAGATCTAAGTATTTTGCTGATAAAACAAATGAATTGTTTTCTGACAAATTTGAAGGTTTCAAGTTTAGTATAGACGAAGACAAAAAATTAGTTTATAAGCCAGCTGAATCACAAGAACTATTGAAGGAGCAGTCTACATTAAAGAACTTTATAAACAAGTTTTTAAATGATGATGGCTACCTACAAGACGCTGAGATGTTCCATCGTTCTATAGCTGTTGCCTCTAACCCAGAGAAGTTTGCCAAATTCTTTTATGAAAAAGGTAAATCTGAAGCGGTAGAAGGTGTTGCAAGAGAGTCTAAAAATATAGATATGACTCGTAATGCAACGTCTATAACACCA